AAATAACTCTATAATTAACAATGGAGAAGTATAATAAATGCCTAAAGCAACAAGCCTAGGTGGCGGAGGACCACTAAACCCAATAGATGATTGCTACATCATAATTCCATACGAAGGAGCAAGACCACCAGAATCAGGCAGGCAATCTCCTACTTTTAAATTTTTTGATAAATATGTTCAAATTATAATGGACAATTTGCCAGATATAAGCGATACAAAATCGGCAAATTATGCAGATGAAACAATCATTGGAAGATCAAATCCAGTTAAGACCTATTCGCAATCTGACAATCGGTCTATCAGTATGCAATTGCATTTTATTGTATCTAAACAAAATGACTTATATGAAAATTTAGCTAAACTTAGAGCAATTCAAAGTGCTGTCTATCCCAGAGAGGGAGAGGGAGGAGGATCGCCATTCATACCACCTCCAGTTTGCAAAATGAAATGTGGAAATTTATTAGGAACAAAAGAAATTTGCGTAATATTAAAAAGCTATTCAGTAAAGTTCCCAACTGACGTTGCTTGGGATGATGAATCAAAAACTTTTACTCCTTATAAATTTGACATAGATACAACGTGGGACGTTGTTTATTCAAGTAGCAATTTACCTGGTCAAAATGAAATATTTAACGCTGGAGCATAGTGATGGCAAATAGAATAGAATACCCAAATATAAGACCTCAAAGATTTATAACTCCAACAAGTAGATATAAAAATAGTAAGGTAATATACTATTCAGATGAAAAAATAATAACATTTGAAACATATAAAAAACAAAAATACAAAGGAAGTGGTGCAGATCAGGTTACGGTTATTCCAATAAGCATGCAATACAGGCCAGATTTATTGTCGCAAAAAAAATATGGAACTGTTGATTTTTGGTGGAAGATAATGGAGGTAAATGGAATTAAAGACATAATGGAATTCACGGCAGGAAAAACAATTTTGTTACCGGGAGATCCTTATGAGTAATTGTCTAAAAGGATGCGTAGCACGATATGCAATAGGGCCAAAAAAAGAAAGATTCTTGAGGGCACCCGATGCTGTTGTCGCAGAAAACATAGCTCCTTTCGTTAAAATTAAAATGTCGGCCGGGGGCAGAACAATAACAGTAGGAAATAAATCTGATCCTCCTGATAATCATGCTGTAATTAAATCAATTGAATTTGGATTTATAGATTCCAATGAAGGAAAAGTAGAAATAATTGATGAAAAAGGAGGTCAACTAACTGCGTTCTTGGATGCTGCTCAAAAGTGTACGCAAAATTTCAATGTTGGTGCTCAAATAGATTATCAAATAGGTTGGGTTTATACAACATGCGGATCCAGCACAGGAAATTATAGTCCTTCTCCTTGGATGAGAGGAATAATACTAAAAGTTTCAACAAACTTAAGTAATGGATTAATTAGATTTACAGTTCATTTTTCTACATCTCATGCTATAACTCAAAACTTAAGACAAGATCAATTATTTGGAGAAGAAATTGGCGGCAAAACAATGTCGATTGATGACGCAATAAGGGAACTTGCTGCCAAACCTCCAGCGATAAACGTTAGATTTGGAAGATATAATGAAAGTGGAGAATTAGAATATTTAGAAAAGCATAAATGGATTAATGGAACCCCAAAAGCAGCTTGGCACGGAGATAGTCAAAATAAATATTCCACAATAGCAAAATGGCTAGAAGGATTTAGAATTGACGATGGGCCAAAAGGAAAAGGCGTGATATTAACTCACGATCCATCTCAACCTAGTGATTTACTTGTTTTACAAGATCCGCAACCGGCAGATGGCGAAAAACATAATCCCAATCTAAACGTAGGAACATTTATAGTAAATGGAGGAAAATGTAGTAATGTTTTAGAATTTTCTCCTAGTTTTGATTTTGTTAGCGCGTTGGCTCATTCTAGTAGCGGCGGCGGAACAGAAGGAGGCGTTTCGTCAGCACCGCAAAAAAAAGAAGATAAAAAGCCTAGCGCAGAATCTTGTCAAAATAAAGATACTGGCAAGCAGGCAACAACAACGCCATCTGGGCCTTCTCATTATGTTGATGGAAAAGATTCTCCTAACAACACAAACGAAGCCGCTGTTGCTCATGATAGAGCAAGCAGATTGGTTTCTGTTCAGGGTGTTCCAATCAAAGCAGAACTAAGATTAGTAGGAGTGGTAGATCCAGAATTTTATCAAATAATACAAGGAAAATGTTGCGCAATTGTAGTTATTAGTCCTTTTGTTATAGAAAATACCAAAGCTGGTTCTTGCGGAGACTTCTTAAAAAAGGCTGATTGTCATCCTTTTTTTAGTAATTCTTCTTGGTTAGTAATGGGTGTAAATCACGCCGTTCAAGAAGGCTCTTTTGTTACTACATTATCAGTGATGCTAGCTAGTCCAGCCGTTCAAATTGATCCTGGTCAACCTCTTGGAGGAAATGACACTGGACATGTAATGAGAGTTCAATAATTATGTCAAAATTATCAAGTAATATAGTAAATCTATCTATGCCAGACAAAATCGATAACTTGAGTCAAAGATTGTCTCAAGTAGAAAATAGATTTTCTGACATGGGGTATGATATTAGAAATATTGTTCAAAGTGAAATTAAATCAAGTTGGAGAATAGCTCCACAAGCGGAAACAATTCCTTCTTTGCATACAGCAATTTGCATTGAAACTATTGATCCTTGGAAACAAGGAAGAGTTAGATTTTTTAGTCCTTTATTACATGATTTTAATACTTCTGTAAAGTCTTTACCTTGGGCTTGGCCAATATCAAATCAAGGAGGGTTTGATGATTGCGGATGCACGTGGGTTCCTCCTTCTGGCTCAAAGTTGTGCATACTTTTCGAATCAGGAAATAGAAGTTGGGGATACTATATCGGAACAACCTGGGACCGGGATAGATCAAAAGGATGGGGTTTGGTAATACCCGAGTATGAGAAGATTCATAGGGGCCATAGAGGAGGATATTTATTAGGAGAAGACGAAACTCAGGTTTATCCTCCATGGAACACAGAAAATTACAATGGTCAAGATATCGACTCAATCTTGGATTTTGAAAGAGACGAAGAGGCTCAAACAAAAATTACATATCCAAATATTTATGGTTGGAAGACGCCTCAAAAACACATGATAAAAATGGTTGACGGAAATTATAAATGTAATTTCCGTTGGCAAAGATTAGAAATAAAATCAGCACAAGGAAATCACTTAATATTTAAAGATGACAGGGTTCATCCTGCTGCTCAGTGGGCACACCCGAGTTGCGGATGTGGTGGAGGAGATTTCTCTAAATGTAATGATAAAGATGGCGAGCCAATCGAACAGGTTGAAAGTTGCCCTCCAAATGCTTTCGGTGATAATTCTCCAGTAGAACAAAAAGTCATGATGATAGGTGGAGATGGAGGTGGTGGTGGCGGTGGCGGAAATAGCGGTGGAGCAGGCGAATGCGCAAATCCTTATTTTAAACATAGAAGTGAATGCAGGCCTTTCTCAGGGCCTGGAACCAATCAAAATAATAAAGTTGACAAAAACACGTTGCCTCAATCTGGAATTCAGCTTACATCTCTAAGCGGACATACATTTTGGATGGATGATTCCGTTAAAGATCCCAAAGGAAAAAACAACTGGGAGAAGGGGATGGAGCCATTTGATTATGGGTGCGAAGATTTATACAAAGGAGTTACAGTATGGAAAGCCGCTCATGGCCATCAAATAATAATGAGCGAAGTAGAATCGGAACCGAAGAAAAGAGGTGATCAAAATTTCATTAGAATATTAACGGCAACAGGAAACAGAATAGAATTAAACGATCATACGCCTTCAGAATGTAAAGCAGGAGCAAAAAGAGGAATAGAACTTCAAAGTACATCAAATCATATTATTCAAATGATTGATAAAAATAATGAGCAATGCGGACCAGAAAGAAGAGAGGGTGGAACTCCTAAAAATGAAGCAACAGACGCATTTGTAAAAATAAGAACTGGGTATGGTTTGGAGATTCATATGGGTGATGATAATCACCAAAAAGAAACCCAGCAACAATATATCCAAATTATGGCCCCTCAATATGATGCATGTTGTGGCGCGCACATTATAAGAATGCAGGAAGACGTTAATTGCGGCTACATTTTTATTAAAGCTGCTGGTGATTACGTGTGCGTGACTGAAGGTGATCATTACACCGTAGTAGGTGTTGGATCATCAACCGGTTCTGATTTTTGTGAAGGAGGATGTCTTGGTCCAAGAAACTGGTTCACAGCAGTTAGCAAGCATTCTATTCATTATTCATGTAATTTTTACTTTAATAAAGCAGAAATACATGCATTTTTAGCAGATAAATTAATATTATTAATGGCCGGTAAGGATTGTCCACCTCCTCCAGATTCAGAAGACGGCGAGTGCGGACCTTGCGTTGGTCCAGTTGCTGTGTTGGTGGGCGGAAAATTAAGAGCCAGTAATAGATTATTTGGTTCTTCAGGTATGGATGCGCAATGCATATCTATATTTCAGTTATCACCGTTTGTTAAATGCCCAGATCCACCAGCATGCTAAGAGGTTAATTTATGAGTTTTTTAGGAGCACCATATCCATTAGTCAAACATCCAAGAGGATTTTTTAGAACACAATCAGGAATTGATTTGATCAAATCAGACTTGTTACAATTATTATTAACAGAACCCGGAGAAAGGGTAATGTTACCTGAATTTGGGACGCCTCTTAAGAAATTTTTATTCGAGATGAACGATTCGATAATTGTAGATCAAGTAAGGGAAGCAATAGCGAATGCAATTAATGCTTGGGAACCTCGAATAGCAGTTCAGGACATAGAAGTAACGAATAGTTCAGATATTAAAACTTCTTTAGATCAGTATGATTTAAAGCAAGATTTACAGCATATATTACTTATAAAGATTAGATTCACTAATTTTCAAGATATTCAAAAAGTAGAAGAATTAAGATTAGAATTGCCCGTTGGAGGATAAAATGCCAGATTATTGCCCTTTTGAAATAAACCCACTATCAAAATCTTCATTAATTAAAAATGAAAAAATACCTAATTTAAATTATACAAATCAAGACTTTTGGTCTTTAAAAAATAAATTAGTTGATTTTATAAATGAAAGATTTGGAGATAATGGAAATTTAATACCAAATACATTTAATGATTTGGTAGAAGGCTCTATAGCAATAATGCTAATAGAAAATTGGGCATTTATTGCAGATACACTGTCATTTAAAATTGACCAAATGGTTAATGAATTATTCATTGACACAGTAACAGAACCCGATAATGCTTTTAGATTATGTCAATTAGTTGGATTTAAACCAACTCCGCCAATACCTTCTAGAAGTTTATGGACAGCAAGTCTAAATGCTGTAATTTCAAGCGATGTTGTTTTGCCATCTCCAATAACGTTAGAAATATCTTCAACAGATGGACCGTTAACCATTGAATTATTTCCTGCGGATGCGGACAACAATCCTATATTTGATCAAGATATAATTATTCCGGCTGGCTCGTCTGTTAATTCTTCAATAGTGGGTTTAGAAGGGAAAACTATAGTTGATGAGTATGTAGGAAACGGAGAAATACTACAATCATATACGACAAGATACGCTTCTGTAATCTATGACTCGATAGTAGTCCGAGTTGATGGAGTAATTTGGGAAAGAGTAGATTACTTTACAGATTCTCAACCAAGAAAAGAATATAGAGTGGAAATAGACTCAGAATATAGATCTTATATAATGTTTGGAAACAACAGAGCAGGCTTGAGTCCTCCTAATGGGTCTAGGATCAGTATAACATATAGAATTGGAGGAGGAGTAAGAGGAAATATTGTTACAGGATTCGTAGAATCTCAAAAACAAGCGGAAGTTTTTGGAACTGAGTTTAATGTTCCCGTTTTCTTAAGAAACTATACAAAGGGCGAATATGGATATGATGGAGATACGATAGAAGACATTAGAAGGAAATTACCATTATACTTAAGAACGCAAAATAGAGCAGTTACGGGCACTGATTATAAGACATTGACAGATCAATTTACTACGCCTTTTCATGGGCAAATAGGAAAATCTATCGCAATATTAAGAAATCATGGGTGTGCTGGGAACGTGATCGACATTTATATTCTAGCCAATAGTGGGAATGGTTTTTTGCAAGAAGCCAGTAATGAATTAAAAGCAGACTTAGCAGAAATGTTAGAAAATAAAAAAATGATGACAGATTTAATTTGTATAAAAAATGGGGAAGTTTTAGAAGTCGATGTTTCGGTGGAGGTTACGCTTTCAAGAATAAGCAGAAAGTTTGAACAAGAAATAAAAGAAAAAATTCAGTTAAAGATAGATGAGTTTTTTCTTTTGAGCGATTGGGAATTTGGACAAAACTTAAGAGAATCAGATTTGATTAAAACTTTATCCTTAGTAAAAGAAGCGCAAGGATTTGATATTGTTTTTACAACTGACGAAGAGAGTAATTCAGGTTCGATAGTTACAGCAAAGTACTACGAAATAGTCAGACCCAGTGACATTAATATTTCATTCATGTATGTTTAGGATTAAAAAATGACAATAAAAACAATAGGAATTGATAACGACATAAAAATAACAGATCAAATAAGATTTGTTTTGTCTACTACCAAATCAGCAGAATGCTTGAATGGCATTCAATCACTTTTTACTCCCTACAAGATAAATCAAGTAACAATATATTATATTTCAAAAGATTTCGTTGATACGACCGTGTCTACCTATACCGGCGAAATTTATGATAATAATTTATTAAAAAAATACGAACAACAAAAAACAATAACTTGTGAATTGCCAACAAGTGAAAATTTAAAAAAATTAAATTTAATAAAATATGAATTAGAGCAATCTAAAAAAACCTCTTCTTATTTTTTTAAAGAAGCAGTGCCAATAAAAGTTTTTGGAGGATATGTAAACGAATCAGGAGAGTTGTTTCCAGCTTGGATCAACCCAGACATGGTTCCTATTCAAGAGAAAGAAAAAGTTCAGAGAGACAACTTGCTTCAATTAGAAAGCACAGGAAAATTTATACTAGAATGGAATCCTTTAGGATGTAGAGAAGGCGATTATTTTATATGCTGGAATTGGACGCCAAATTTAGCAGGCAGCAGTCAATCGGCACATATGTCTTTTAGACTATTGGGAGATTCAAGACTAACGAATTCTATTCCAACTCATTATACAATTAAAAATAAATATGAAACCTTGTTAGACAGATACTTGCCAGATATGTTTAAGAATTTTATATCTGACGGGGACTTGACTCCAATGATCATGCAAGAATTAAATATGTCTGTTGCCAAGGGCTTTACATTTGTAGAAGATATGGCAAATCAAATAATTGATCTGCTGGATTCTAATACAATTGCGGAACAATTATTGCCTTTGTTATCTAATACATTCAATCTAAGATTAAAGTCTTATGATCCAATTTTATGGCGAAGACAAATTAAAAAAGCAATTCCGAATTTTAAGGCTAAAGGGACTTTAGGAGGATTAAAAAGTGCTTTAGGCGATGCGGGGATGAAATTTCTAAAAATTACAAAGTTATGGCAAATTTCATCAAAATATACATATCAAGAGCATTTTGAAATAACAAACTCATTGAATTTTAAGTTGTCTAAAAATATAATATTGCCAATAGATCAAGAAAATTTTTCTTTACATTATAGACTAAAAGATTCGAAAAATTGGATTCTTGCTGACGCAGATCACATTAGTGTAACACAAAGTGACACAGAAAGCTTTATAAGCTGGATTACTGTCGTTGGCGAGGAGACAATAGATTTGAAAAAAGGCGACAGTATAAAAATACTATATCAATTCAAAGAAATACCTAATTTAGACGCTCAGTATATTGAAAATCACATAAGATCATTAGATCTTATGGATAAGAGGGATGAAAGAGATCAGTCATATCCATTAAAAAATTGGAACACAAAATTAATAGAAGAAGATGATCCTCTATTTGATAGGATAATACCAATTAGACATCCGATTCAGGACAGTATAATTTGGGGCAAAATAAGAACAGAATTTCCGTATAGTGAAAACGTATACAATATGGAAGAATATAACGGAAGTACAAGAGATAGTTTAAATCCTTGTGATATTGGAAAAGAGTTTATAGATCCTTGTTCTTATTGCCAATCTAGCAAAATAAATTTAGATGTTGAAATAGAAAATTTGTCAAATGATAGAGTAATAGAGTGTCATAAATTAATAGAAGAATTTGTTCCTTTTCACTCACCGATTCACTCAGTAAATTTTTTGGGATGCGTAAATGATTTTGTAAAATCTCCAATAGAAGAAATTACTTCTCTTGTTTCCGTATTTGGTGAAGAAACAATGATATCAGGAGAAGCTCAACATATTTTTAATAGATCGATTTCGCGAAGAGAACTATCGCCATCAGGTTATCAGGGTTGGGCCAATATAAAAAGAGAAATGCTTTCGCAAATGGAAGAAGTAGAACCTACTGTTGTGAAATCTGGTCTGGGTTATAACCGAAACATAACATTATTTTGTCCAAGTCTAAGTGAAAAAGAAGACTTAGAAAATGAAAACTTTGCAAATAAAACAAATAGGCCATACAACACGAATATTGATGTGAGTAATTTATCAGGTTCACCTCTACAAAATTCAAATTTATTAGAGATATTGAGTTCAGATAATCAAGGTTTGTATAGCGTTAGAAAAATAAACAGCAAATCTTTCAATATTATAACTGAAATTAATGAGCCAATAGATAAATCTCAATTTGAATTTAGAATATCTAATAAAGTTTATGAACAAACCGGAATTAAGATAGATAAAGACAATTTATATAAATTTAAATGCGGGGTAGAGTTTTATAAAAGCAACATAAAAACTAAGGAAGATTCAGAAACAGATTATTGGAAAGTTAAAATTAATGAATCAGGATATGGATCTTATGGAATACTTAAAATTCTATCAGATAACACATTAGTTTTAGAAGGGCCAATGCCAGATAATGAAGTTAATAATTTAAATTGGGAAATATTAGATGGCGATGATGAGTCTCAAATTACTGGATCAGACGGTGAAATTAAAATAAATTTAAGAGGTTTGGTTGATTTGGACCATATAAGTTGTCCTGTAGACGACATAAGGGATCATATTAATATTGGCGATTATTTATTTTATGATGACGAACAATATAAAATTGAATCTTTCGTCGATGAACACAAATTTTATATAGAAAATTTTCAAGACTCTATTGGTTCAAACGAAGAAATTGCAATTTATAGAAGGATAATTGAAAACTGTATTGGCCAATTAGATTATTCTGGTTTTGCCTTAGATACAACAACAAGTTATTCATCTCAAATAAGCGAATCAAAAGAAAATTACTTAATTTTAATTGATTCTCAATACTATTTTATACTAGGATTGGATGGAGACACATTGTTTCTTGAAGGTTCCAGACCAACTAGTGATTGGACTGTTGAGGGCCAAAACGTAAATTACTCAATTTATAAGTTTATTAATCAGCAGTTAGTCATAGCCGAAAACATTTACCCCCCTAGACCTGGACATACCTTTGCTGGCGGGGTGAACGTCGCCACAGGGGAAGTGATAGGTTACGGGGTAAAAAGATCAGACAACGAAATAATAACAAAAAATATAGAAACACAAGGCTCTTATATGTCAAGTCTAGCAAGTAAAATATTGAATTCTATAAACTCAGGAAATCAAGTTATTGACACATCAGCACAAGATGAAAAGATAAATGTAGTAATTGAGTACGAAGATGGAAAAAGAGAGGAAAAAAATATATGATAAATCAAATTGATGATTCGAAATGCAAAGGTACAATAGAAGCATTTATTGAATTCAAAAATGGAAATAAAGAAACAATTAAATTTAATAATACAATTCTAAGAACAGGAAGAAAGGCTCTAGCATTATGTTTGGCAAATAGAATTGGAAATGATTTTGATTATTTTATAAATAGAATGATTTTTGGAGACGGCGGAGCCACTAATAGCGGCGTTCCAAAACAGGTGTCAGATTCAATGGATAGTTTATTTGGATCTACGCTAGTATCAAGGCCAGTAGTTGCAAATATAGATCCGAATAATGAAACTCAGGTGGTATTCACAGCAGTGATACCTTTTGATGATCCTTCGAATGGCTCTACCTTGAATGAAATGGCTTTGAAATTAAATGGATCGCCTAGTGCATCTGGTGATGGATTGTATAGTATGGCCACATTTGCAGGGATTACTAAATCTGCTCAAATGCAAATAACTTGGAATTGGAGATTATCATTTATTTAATATGAAAGTTCCATTTGAAATTAGAAGGCTTGAAGGGAAAAACGTAATATTTGTTGATAATAATCTTTTTGATTGGGAAATAGATCCAAAAGCCATTAATGAAATCAACAATATTTCTGATTTCTTAGAAATTGAAAATATTCACGAAAGCATAAGAAATTTTTTTATAGAGTCTTTAAGTTGTTTTTTGCAAAAACAAATAACACTAAAAGAAGTAATAGAATCTCTAAAATTAGGATATATTGAAATATGATATTTGTTGAAGAAAAAGACAAAAGATTTTATCTATCTAATTCTACTTTGCCAAATGCAGGATTAGGCGTCTTTGCTTCTGAAGATATTTCTAAAGGGGAAGTTTTAGAAATAATTGGAATTATGGTCGAGAAGAATTCAATAACTGATCAGTGTACTTCTTATGCAAACAATTATAAATTTAGTGCAAGATACGATAATCCAAATAGAAATATAGTCCCTATGGGTTTTGGCGGAATGGTTAACCACACAGATGATACTGAAAAACAAAATGTGGAATTGACTTATATGAAAAGAACTCCAGAAAATACATCTTCAGGAAGTGCTGTATACTACTTCCTGAAAGATGTTAAAAAGGGCGAAGAAATATTGGGCAATTATGGAGAAAAATGGAGTGCAAAATTAGCAGAAAAAAATGATTGGCAAATGTTCTTAGATTTAGAACTATATAATTTAAAAGAATTAAAAAGGTGATATAAAATGCCAGAAATTAATATTATTCCAGATGAAGCCTGTTTGTATGACGGAAATCAACCCTATCATGTTCTATATGATAATTTGCCATTAAAAAATATATTAAGAAGAATTGATTTAATTAATACTCAGGTTGACATTAATACAGATATATTGAGAGGG